ATTCTTCAGCATACCACTCAGCTACCTCGATCGTGCTGAAGCTCTTTTCATGTTGAGCTTGTTCACACCCTTCAATCCAGACCTTTACCGTGTATTTTTCCAAACCTACATTAGGATTTTTCACAATCTGTGTTTTTCTAATTCCATCATCGCTATAAAATTCAGAAATAATATCCATATTGCACCTATTTGAAATTGCATTCAACCATAATTTCTACAAAACATGCAGCCATATTTATTTCCTGATCAGCAACAAAAGCTGCTTTGTATTGGTAGTCTGCAAGAATCAAAACAAGTTGAGGAATACTTGCCGGTTGCATGTATGTTGATGCATAATCATAAAACTTGCGAAACATTGTCGTCTGGTCAATATCGCTGTTTTCTCCGACCCAACGACGAACATCAGTAAAGCTCTTTGTTTTCATTGCTTCGACGAGAACCTTGAATGATTCATCAGAAAACAAAGTTAGAATGCCACTATCAATCTTACCTGTTGCAGAATAGCGTTGCAACTCATTGAGAGTTCTCCGCCAATCAGGGAAGTATTTTGTGACAACGCTTGCTACAACCTTTTCCTCAAACTCTACATCCTCAGCACAGAGAATGTCGACCGTCCTCTTGAAAAATTCAGATGCGAGTTTTGGCTTCTCCTCATTGTTGATCTTGAAATCAACAACGCTACAACGAGAGTGAAGTGGCTCAATAATTCTGTTCTTAAAATTACATGTCAGAATAAACCCACAGAGATGGGAAAACTCCTCCATAAAGTTTCGAAGAGCTGGTTGAGTCGAGTTTGGATTTAGATAGTCGGCCTCGTCAAGAATAACATACTTTCTCCCACCGGAAAGGGATACAGTGGAAGCAAAAGAAAGAATATCATTGCGAAGTGTATCAATATTGCCATTCAGAGAGCCGTTAATGACAATGTAGTCACACTCGAGCTGCTCAAGCATTGCTCGAGCAACGGTAGTTTTACCCACACCCGACCTTCCACTGAGCAGAAGGTTAGGAATCTCTTTGTCATCAACAAACTTTTGAAAAGTTTTCTTTAGTTGTTTAGGAAGAACACACTCATCAATCGTCTTCGGGCGAAAACGTTCCACCCACAAATAATCATTACGAATCATAACAACCTCACATATTGAATGAAGAATTTTTTCCATCGACAGCAACCCAATACTGGATATCACTGCCTTTGAATGATGCTAGTCCTTTCGATGAAATTGTAACATTATAATTTTCTGGAAGTAGTTTCATCAGCTCACTTTTAATGATTGCTCTGAATTCGTGCTGTGTTTCACCAACTTCTACGTGAAAAATATTACTAGCCGACTTCTTCTGCTCTTCAACAGCAGCTACCTTAATTGTAGAACCGTCACCAATAAAAGCAATGTTTGGAAGTTGAAGGACATGAAGTGCTTTTTGAACTGTACTATACACCTGACTCGTTAGTTCAAAATTAATTACTGGGTCTGGAAGAACAATCTGTTTATTGTTAGGTTGTTCAATCATTGACTCGTCTGTGTAAAAGAAATTTGCACTCTGCTTACCGTCTCGAATTCGAACAAACTTCGATTCAAACTCGAGATCGGGATTATCAAATAAACTGATAGTTCCGAGAAGCTTATTGAGATTAAAAATACCAAAATCTCTTGGAATTGTTTCTTGGATTGTTGCATGTGCCATCATTTCTTTCATTGGCGACATTGAAACAAGTTTATTTCCCTTTCTGAACATCATTGAATCATTAACCAAAGAGAAATTTTTCAAAATTTGCATTGTTCGTGCACTTAAATTCATAATATAAACTCCAATTAATGGTAGTTAGTTTTCTGTTTTTCTTTTGTTGCAGTCAAAGCCTGCTCAAGGAATTTTACCAGACCTTCGCTACCTAAGGCAACCTCATAACATTTTAATGAAGAACTGAACAACACACTCGCCACCGCAATGAGTGACAGTGTGTCGTCTGTATGTTTAACAATTAAATCGTTCAATTCTGTCTGAATCCTTTCAATGTGTTCGCCAGCTCCTTCTGTAATTGCATTCACGTTGGCGTTCATTATTTCTTACCCAACTTTCCAGCGTCTGCTGTTGCTGAAGCACCTATTGACGCGAGATCAGCAAGACTTCCACCAAAAATGTATGAACCAACATGTTGAAGTTTCATCCACGGACAGAACCAAACCCGAAGGCCAATTCTTTCACAGTTATAACAAAACATGTAGTCTTCGGAGAGATAACGCTTTGACGCATGACTCTCAGACTCCAACATTTTTTGTACTTCTTCTTTATCAACCTTCTCTCCATTTGCAACACGCTTGAGAACACTCATAACCTCTTCGTATGTGTAGCCACGATCTATGATGCAGTCAAAGTATGCCATAATTTCACGAGAACCGTCAAATGCGGCTGTTCGAATGTGATCAGGCTTGTATGATTGATTAGGAAAGTGCTCTTGATATATTTCAAATGTCTTGCGACGAACCATCATGAAACCAGTACCAATCTCACGAACCTCTGCAGGCTTGTTGAGAGGAATCTCGTTCTGACCGTTCTTTGGATTGAACACGTAGTCACCAACAAAACGCTCAAGGACTTGTGCATCACTATCTGCAACACCCTTATCAACGGCCTGCTTAATCTTCTCCCAAGAAATACATTTCTTAGGATATGGCCCACCCATCACATCATAAGGGGAATCGTCAGTCATCATGCCTAACAGTGCTAGAACATCATTAGGATCAAAACCAATGTCCGAATCAATAAACATTAAGTGTGTTGCATTAGAACGCAAAAATTCATCAACACAATAATTACGAGCTCGAGTAATTAACGATTCATTGAATAGGAAATACAGCTGAAGCTGAATTTGATATTTTGCACACATAGCAGCCAGGTCTGAAATAGACCGCGTGTACATACCAGCACACATTCCACCATACATTGGTGTTGCAACAAACAGCTTTCTTTTTTGTAGATCTTCAATCTTGAATTGCAGTTCCATTATTTTTGACCCTCGTATTTTTTATCATGTTCTTTTCCAATACCGTAGGAACCATCGTATTTTGAAAGTGCCTCCGCATTAAATGAAAGGTATTGCCCAATTCTTGTTCCCGGTTTAATTCGCATAGCCCCAACAGACACATGCATTACACCTGCCATTACCCCGTGATAACCTGTATCATACAATCCTGATGTCAAGAAAACACCGTTACGATTGAGTGTTGAACGAGTAATTACCCAACCAGCTTCCCCGTCGCCGACGTGGATAATATTCTCCATTACTACTTCATAATGACCAGGATCAAGCTGATAATATCCTTCTTCATTCGGCTGCATCTCTATTGTGCCGCGATGCCGCTTCTGTTCCTCATCAATAATAAACACATCAGGTTTGATCAAAAATATTTTTCCAAGTCTGAGATCAACAGCGTTTGGTTGTACGTCCTCGTCTCTGACGTTGCTCAGAGTAGACTTTGAGTCTGGCCCCTTAATATGCTTCATTCAACACTCCTCTTATTTTCATCAATACGTAGCATCATCACAATGTAATGAGCAGCTTTCAACAAATCCTTTCTGTTCCGTCCACTCTTCTTTCCAAAGCGCTGGATATATTTCATTGCACTAATCTTCGCAAACGCTTCGAGTTCATCGTCGTCAATAATATCAATCAGCTGAGCATTGTTCTGTGCAACATAGTGCTGTGTATATGTTCCCTCAATATACTTGAGGATCTCATCGAGCATTTGATCTTCACGATATTTAAACACTGTCACTCCTTCCCACCATTTTGTTTATTGTGTTGATGTTGTTAATTACTTGCTGGTGGTTACTATCCCCAAGATCACACGAGAAGTCAACTTCTTTCTCAAATTTACCACTAGAAAGACCTGTAGGTGAGCTGTCAAATTGTTTCCCGTTCAGTCCAAGCCAGATTGCTGCACTTGAATCCCACGAGCAAATAAATTCATGATAAGGTTCAAGAAGTGCAATTTCATTAGGACCATCTGTCATTCCAAGACAGTGGAACCGTTGCCATGCCATTCCACCAAGAAGATCACGTTTCTCGAGCTCCTGAAAGATTTTCCATCTCGCCAGGAATCGTTGAAGCTTGTATGCAGAACCACGATTACCTTCGGACATTTTTTCGTCAACACCCAATGCAATTGGACATCCAAGAATTGAAAGGCCAATAATATCAATCTTCATCTTGTTCAATGCCCATTCTATACCACGCAAATAACCATCAAGGTCTCCAACAGTGCTTTGAGGAACAAAGAATGTTCCAAACCCACTGTCCCGTATTTGATCACAGGTCATCTCAGCTTGTCTAACGGTCTTTGTCCACGGTTCACGAGGATAATCACTCATAACAATGCAGTTAGCTTTACATTGTTTTCCCATCTCTATTAATTTAGATGAGTCATACATTGGACGACCCTGCTTAAACATTTCAAACGCAGAGTTATCCATAATCTTGTATTTGCCATCATTCAAGTTAGCGTAGAAGTTCCTATACTCTTCATCACTTTCCACCAGGTGAGCAAGAATAAGATGACCCCCATTGTATTGTGCATACCTTGAAAGATATTTTGTCGGGGCTATATGACAGAAATTAATCATTCTTAACCTCATTGTTAAAATAAATCCTACACCCATTTTCACCGTCTTCAGATACCTCAATTATATAAATTCTTTTTGGGTATTTCTCTTTGATATATTTCGAGAGATCATGAGCTATCATCTCACACGACTTGTTGTTGAGTTCTAGCGTTCGATTAGTGAACAATCCCTCGAGCTCACGCTTGAACATGATAAACTCGACATCGCGATCATCATGAAAAACTTCTAGCTCAACGCGGAAATGGAAAATGTGACGGTGTGGATATCCGAGAAAGCTCACAGATTGGAGCTTAGGATCAGTGAGGGCTGCTGGGTAGCAGTGAATCCCTTCACGCTGGAAAGTAACCCAAATAAACGAATTAATCATAAAGTAACCTTATCAAATTCACTATTAACAAACTTCTTTACATTACCAAATATGTCTAAAACAAACTGTTCAGACACCCCTTGAGGGAGTATAAACATTTCTGTAATACCAGACAACCCTGTAAAAAAATCTTGCGGTTTGTCAAAAAATGCTTCGAGCCTAAAGTTCTTTTTGAAAACACTTTTAAGAAACCCCTCAATAAATTCAGTGCGAGCTCTTGCTTTTCTTGCATCTTCATGTGTGATGTATATAGTATCTAAAATCTCTATCTTGTCGAATACCTCATATTGTTCATCAGCAAATCTTTTTTCAACAATAAACCACTTCGTGTATCCAATCTTGTATGCTGACTTTTCCCCAATAGTGAACTTT